GCAAACTTGCTAAACCTGCTACACCTTCTACGTCCCCTACTTCGGGGATGTCAACGTCTTCTAAAGCAAATAATACATGGAATCGCATGGTTGGCCAAGAGTCTCGCGGCCGCCAATTTAATAGATCTGGTGGGACCCTAACTTCTCCTAAAGGAGCTATAGGCGCTTCACAAATTATGCCTCAGTACGGCGCCGAGTTTGCTCGTCGAGCTGGCGTAGATTGGGATGAGCGTAGAGCCCGTACAGACAGAGATTATAATTTAAGACTAGGTAGAGCTCAATTCAATCATCTGGTTGGTAGATACAAAGGTGATGTTGAAAGAGCGGCCGCTGCTTACAATGCTGGTCCTGGTAATGTATCGAAGGCTGAGCGTAGAGCAGCGGCATCTGGAACTGACTGGAGACGCCATCTTCCTAGAGAAACGAGAAATTACATAGCTAAAACAGTTGTGGGAGAATCAATGTCAACTACGAAATATACTCGCGAAGATATTATCAACCGTACAATTGAGAAGTATGTTCCTAGATATGAAGAAGTAACTCCCCTAACCCTAGAAGAACAGTTCGCTGAGAAGACACAACATCTGTCTGAGAATCATGTATTTACTCTCCTCAGATTGTTTAACGACATAGACAAATCTAATCAGTGTACGATGTTAAGCATGGTAGAATCGGATCAGGGTGTAAGAGAACTGCTAGATTTTGCAATTGATAAATATATTGCAACAGCACAATAAGGAATAGACATGGCCGTAACATTTTTATCAAACAAGAAGAATCTATCAGCTACTATTCATATTTCTGCTGCTAATAGTGGTAACATTATTGTATCTGGCAATAGCATCACAACCAATGTAGGCGGTACATCGACTTGCTTTGCTGTATCCGATGAAGTTCTTACGGGTGCAGTGATCAACCAAGTATACTGGGGTACTGATGCGGGTTCTATTCAGATTCTAAGAGGATCTAATTTAGTATCAACATTCACACAGTCTGGTTTTGTAGACTTCGCTGGTGGTGGTGTTGCTCTAACAAAAGACAGGTCTGCTAACCTTGTTATTAATTTTGCTGGATCGGCTAATGGATACTGCATTATTGAAGTTCAAAAGGTCGGCACATTCACTTCAGAATATCTACAGAACTAAGGAATAAGTACAATGCGTCTGATTACTGAACTTAACGAAGAGGTAAATTACATCACCGAAGCTAAAGAAGCTGGTGGTAAGAACCTCTACATCGAAGGTGTATTCCTTCAGTCAGCGATCAAGAATCGCAACGGTAGAATGTATCCTGAAGAAACTATGGACCGTGAAGTCCAAAGATACATGAAAGAAACGGTTGAAGCGAAGCGAGCGTTTGGTGAGCTAGGTCATCCAAACGGTCCACAAATCAATCTTGATAGAGTTTCACACATCATTACAGAACTTCGTAAAGATGGTCAAAACTATATCGGCAAGGCAAAAATTACAGAGACACCAATGGGTAATATTGCTCGTGGTCTTATTGAGTCGGGTGCTCAGTTAGGTGTATCTTCCAGAGGCATGGGTTCGCTCAAGCTAAATAGAGAAGGTATCAATGAGGTACAGGACGATTTTAAACTAGCAACAGCCGCTGATATTGTTGCTGATCCTTCTGCTCCTAATGCTTTTGTTAATGGCATTATGGAAGGATGTGAGTGGGTTTGGAACCCAAAGGCTGGTTGGGAAGCGATTCAACTAGCTGAACAAACCAAAAAAATTATCGAAAGAGCATCTTCTTCTCGTGATCTTCAAGAAAAGAAAATTGCAATCTTTGAGAATTATCTCAATAAACTTTCAAAAGTTTCGTTTTAATAAATACTAAATAAATACAAAGGGAGTTTAAAATGGCAGAGAAGGAAATGCTTGATATGGTCGACAATGACATTCAAGAAACCGCATCGTCCGATACACTTAACCCAGGTGGTGGTTCAGGCGGAACAGAATCAAGAGCACAGATGACTGCACAATTTGTCCAGCTTCTGAACCAACTTGGTAAGGAAGATCTTTCTGATCTTTTCAATCGTACCCTTGAGCAGATCGGTCATGAAGCCGATCAAGTTCCAAGTACAGCTGATCAGAACAGAGCAACTATTGCAGCTAAGTCTGTTAAGGAAGATGTAGCTGAGATGTTCTCAGACGACGATCTTTCCGAAGAGCTTAGAGAAAAAGCTTCGGTTGTATTCGAAGCTGCTGTAAACACTCGTATGACTCTTGAGACAATGCGTCTCGAAGAAGAGTTTGAAGAAGCTGTTGCAGAGATTCAAGAATCATATGAAACCGCTCTTCAAGAACAAGCTAACACAATCTTTGAAGACGTTTCATCGAAGCTTGATCAGTATCTTAACTACTGCATCGAACAGTGGATGGAAACAAACGAACTCGCTGTTGAAACATCGCTTCGTACCAACATTGCTGAAAACTTCATGGCAGGTCTTCAGAACCTTTTTGCAGAGCATTACATTGCTGTTCCAGACGAACAGCTTGACGTACTCGGCGAAATGAAGGCTGAAATCGACAGCCTCAGAGCTGCTCTTAACGAATCAATTGATGAAAAGCTTGCACTAGAATCAATTGTTGTAGACGCTACTAAGGAAGCAACCCTGGATGATGTTTCAGAAGGTCTTGCAGCTACTCAGGTAGAAAGACTTCGCACTCTTGCAGAAGGCCTAGAGTATACTGGCGCTGATGCATATCGCAAGAAGCTTGAAATTGTCAAGGAGAATTATTTCTCCAAGAAAACCAGATCTACACCAGCCACAGGTCTAATCACTGAAGAGATCGATGGTGATGATCAAGAGCAGGCCGCTAGATATACCGCTCCAGGAATGGACAGGTATGTTCAGGCTATCACTAAAGCTGTAAAGTAATTTTTTTATAAATAAAACTAGCCTACATAAAGGTTAATTTAAGGGAGAAGAGTAAAATGTCAATTCTAGCTGAAGAAATTCAAAGAAAGTGGCAGCCTGTGCTAGAGCACAGCGATTTGCCATCAATCAGGGATACGCACAAGCGTGCCGTAACCGCACAAATTCTTGAGAACACAGAACGTGCTCTTAACGAAGGTCGTTCGGTAACCGGTGGTGCATCATTCCTTGGTGAAGCTGTTCCTACCAACGCAACTGGTTCAAATGTCGATAACTTCGATCCAGTTCTTATCTCGCTCGTTCGTCGTGCGATGCCAAACCTAGTTGCTTACGATGTCTGCGGCGTTCAGCCAATGACTGGTCCAACTGGCCTTATCTTCGCAATGCGTGCTCGTTACGCTGCTCAGGATGGCACCGAAGCATTCTACAACGAAGCTAACACTGGCTTCGGTGCTCGTGGTGGTTCCAACACTGGCGCGACTGCAGCTGGTTACGGCGCTGCAACAGACGTAGGTGGCGGTGCTAATAACATCGGTACATACCCAGTTGGTTCAAACAACGCTGGCAATGGCGACTACAACTTCGGTGGTGGTATTAATACTGCTACTTCAGAAGCTCTAGGTTCGAACTCTACAGCAATCTTCCCAGAAATGGCTTTCTCAATTGAGAAGGTTACCGTTTCTGCGAAGTCACGCGCTCTAAAGGCTGAATACTCGCTAGAGCTGGCTCAGGATCTTAAGGCTATTCATGGTCTGGATGCTGAAACAGAACTTTCGAACATTCTTTCGGGTGAAATTCTTGCTGAAATCAACCGTGAAGTTATCCGTACGATTGTTATCACTGCTAAGCAGGGTGCATCAGAAGGTACAACTACTGCAGGTATCTTCGATCTTGACACCGATTCAAACGGCCGTTGGTCAGTTGAAAAGTTCAAGGGTCTTATGTTCCAGGTAGAGCGTGAAGCTAACCAGATCGCTAAGGGTACCAGACGTGGTAAGGGTAACGTAATCATCTGTTCATCAGACGTTGCTTCGGCACTTCAGATGGCAGGCGTTCTTGATTACGCTCCAGCTCTTAACTCGAACAACCTAAACGTTGACGACACAGGCAACACATTCGCAGGCGTTCTAAATGGCCGTCTACGCGTTTACATCGATCCATATGCTGGTTCGAACTACATGGTAGTAGGCTACAAGGGCTCGTCAGCATTTGACGCAGGTCTCTTCTACTGCCCATACGTTCCACTACAGATGGTTCGTGCAGTCAATCCTGACACCTTCCAGCCAAAGATTGGTTTCAAGACCCGTTACGGCATGGTAGCGAATCCATTCGCAGAAGGTTCAAGCGATTCAGCACTTGGTCGTCTTGCAGAAGACACCAACGTTTACTATCGCCGTCTGCTAGTTAACAACCTCATGTAATAATGAGAGTTGGGTTAACCAACCAAAAAACTGGGAGGGTGGCTTCGGTCACCCTCTCTTTTTGTCTAGATAAATAGTGTTGTAGTGGGTAACAGGACGTTATATTATTCGTCGGCCACAATATGCTTATATAGACAAACTAGAATAGAGGCAAGCTAAAAATGCCATCATTTGATCAAAATAATCTATCACAACTTAACTTTAAGTTTAAGCTCGATAGAACACCTGAGATTGAGTATAGAGCCCAATCCGTACAATTGCCAGCGCTTAGTCTTGGCACAGCGACAGTACCTACTCCATTCGTACCTATTCCTATGCCAGGTAACATCACATATGATGATCTGACTATTTCCTTCCTTGTGGGAGAAAATATGAAGGATTATCTTTCTATCTTCGATTGGATGGTAGCACTCGGTCGCCCAGATAATCTAGAGCAATACAGAGATTGGCGTTCAGATTGTTCGGTGTTTATTTTAGATAGCAATCTTAATC